GTCCAACCGAAACTAACTACTATAAAACTGTTACATCGTGGGATGTGAAACCTGAGTACAAATACAGTGGGACTGAATCTCATGTGTTTGGAATGTTGTTTTTTGAGCATTTTTATGCCGGAATTATGAGCGACTGTGTTGCTACTTCCGAGGAAATATGTGCTTATATTGATTGGACTAAAAGTCCTGGTTTCCCTCATACCTTTTTTGGTTTTAGATCTAAAGAAGAACTTGTCCAAGTTCTTGCCGATACTCTGTTTGAAGAGAGAGTCGGTACACTCCCTATCTGGAATGTTTCCGGTAAAGTTGAGTTTAAAAGTCTAGCTGATATTGAGGAGAATAAGATTCGGTTATTTCAAATACCCGCGTTTGAACTTCTTTTTTCGCAACTAAAATTTGGTAAGCGTATTTCCTTGCGCTTGATGAACTATGAGTGGTCAAAATATGGATTTAACCCTTACAGTGGAGGCTTTAATAACCTTGCTGTTTCGCTTTTGAATAAGCGTTACCGTGGATGCTATGATGTATCTGGTTGGGATAAATTTCTACCATTATTGAAGGATATATACTCTGTGCTCAAGAAGAGCTGCGGAATACCTGAATCAGAGATGGAAGAGTTTCTTTGGGTCGCTGAGAACACATGTGAGTTCATTTTGAAGTTACAGAATGGAAATGTTCTTATGAAAGACTATGGAAATGCCTCTGGATCAGGTTGTACGACAAGAGATAATATTTTTGGCCACGTTATAATTTTCGCCGCTGGATTATTTGCTGCATACAAGCGCAAATATGGCGAATCTCCTCCTTTTTCACTTGTACGTGATCAATTAGTTAACCTGTATGGTGATGACAACGTCTTTGCTGTAGATGAAGAGTTTAGTTTAATGACTGACCCTGAATTTCTCGCAGAGCATCTTGGAAATTATGGACTAAAGTTAAAGTTCTTTTATGGCGGTTTGGATGCAGATTTGCACACGCTTAGTTTTCTTGGTGCTTCTTTTAAGAAGATGCCGTCTGGATTGTGGTATCCGTTGTATGATGTTGAAAGAATATCTACTACCATGATCTATGAGGATAATGAATTAACCCTCTCGCAACATATTGGCAAAGCTTTTACGTTAATGGTTATGTCTAGACCTTCTGATAAGTTCGAAGTCTTCCATGATGCATATAAAGCGCTAATTTCAAGTGATTTAGTTCGAAATAATTTAGATGACCCTTGTGTTGCCGCGTACGCGTTTGTCGGGACTCCTTCGGAGTACGATATTGACGCCTTTTATACCGGACATGAGTCAGGCAATGTGAGATTTGAGAGCCTTTTTCTCTCGGATCTCTTGTTTGATTTCTAAATTATGTAGGAATGACAGTTTACATCTAAAATCTACAAAGGGGGCCCTAGAAAACCGCCCGGTTTATAAGATTTTTGAGATGAGTTCTGTACCAAAAACTATGAGAAAGCGACAACGCAAGTCGCGAAAAAGAAATGCTATGGCAAACCAACCGGCTAAGAAAGCGGCTGGTGCTAATCGTGCTAGGCCAAGAAGGCGTGCGCGTGGCGGTAGATCTGGTGGTCCTAATCAGACCCGATTTCAGAACAGAAATGTTCACCGTCCTACGATGAAAATGTCAACCCAAAAAGGTGATGTTAAGAGACTTCCACAGTTTGTTGAACAAATTGGACAACCCTTGAGCTCTCAAGCTTGGGCTTTGTTTAAGTCTTATAATGTTAACCCGGGGCTCGCGGTTACCTTTCCTATTGGGTCCGCTGAGTGTGTCAATTGGCAAAAGTACCAGTTTAGAAAACTGGATCTGGTGTATGAACCTCTTGTTAATGAATTTAACACTAACAATGATGGAGCGGGTGAGATTATTCTGAGTTTTAATCCAGATGCTTCTGATTCCCCTCCTAGCACTTTTGCTCAAGCGATTAACCGCAAGCCTATTGCGCGGGGTCGCCCTTGTGACAACATTCGTCTTTCAATTCCTCCTTCTTTGTTGAAGAGTAAGACTGATGCTCATTTTCTTCGTTTCAATGTTCCTCCTGGAGCTTCTGATATTAAGACCTATGATATTGGGTTAGTTGATGTTAGTGTTGTTGGTTGTGGTACAACTGGTACTACGACGCTTGGAAACCTTTTTTGGCAGTACGAGTTGGATGTAATTACACAACAACAGGCCCTTACAGGTCCTCCAACCAATTTTTCAGTGTCCCAATTCGCATCAGCTGCTGTGGCTGCTCCCTCAACTGGAGTTCCAACTGTTTTGGCTTTTGCCACTGCGACTACGAATGGTTTAGGTGTTGTTAACACCGCTGGATCTATGGTTCCTCCTCAGGGGAATTTTCTTATTAATGCTAATGTTACTTGTACTGCTGGGACGGCTTTTACCTCCCTCACTTTGCAGATTCTTAAGAATGGAGCTAATATTACTCAGGGTCAGGTTATTACTATTGCCGCAGGCGCTGTTCTTTCGTCTGCCGCTTTAACTGATTCTGGTTATGTTACTGCAAATGGTACCGATGCTTTTACGGTTGCTTTGACAATCGCTTATACTGGTGCCGCCGGAACATATTCCGGACAAGTTTCATTTCTTGCTGTTTAGTACCTTGATCACGTAGGGAAAAACCGTGCTAGGCACACGTTAAAATGCCAGATTTTATGCCTTCGGTGGAAGGAGTTTAATCAAACTTCTGCTGATGTGCGGAATTCGTGTTGCAACTACGCTAATAGCGGAAGCAAAAAAAAAAAAAAAAAAAAAAAAAAAAAAAAAAAAAAAAAAAAAAAAAAAAAAAAAAAAAAAAAAAAAAAAAAAAAAA